GCTGAAGCGCTTCATCGAAAGGCGCTGCTGGGCGGGCGTCGATCTCTCCATGACCACGGATCTATCCGCCGTGGCCTTCGTGTTTCAGATTGACGGTTATGGACCGGCGCTTGAACCCCAAGTTCATTATGAAGTCCTGCCGTTCTTCTGGATGCCCAAGGAAGCGGTAACTAAGCTTCAGTGCAAAGACGGCATGCCCTATGAGCGCTGGGTGGAAGAAGGATGGATTGAAACCTGCCCAGGAGCCTGCATCGACTACCGGGATGTCGAAGAGCGGTTGAAGTGGGGCGCGGAAATGTTCGACGTGGAGCAGTTCTGCTGGGACCCCTACAACTCGCATCAGATCTCAGTGCCGATGATCGAAGCGGGCTATCAGTGCATGGATGTGAAACAGGGGCTCGTTACGCTGCATGAGCCGACGAAGAAGATCCTGGAACTGATCGCACAGCATAGATTGCACCACGGCAACCACCCGGTGCTGCGGTTCAACGCCTCGTGTGCCTCGTTGGTGCGGAAAAACGATCTCATCATGTTCAAGAAGCCGGACAGGGAGAAGGAATCGAGCAGGATGGATGGGATCTCAGCCACCGTGGACGCATTGACAAGAGCTATTTTGTTCGAGCATCAGCCGAAGTACCGGAAGTCCATCTTTGATAGCGGGACGGTGGTTTTGTGAATTCTTCCCCATCGCCATCTGTTCCGCCGTCGAAGGACGAGGCTCTGCGCGGCCTGGTGGCCATCTTCGGCCTGGCGCTCATCGTGGCGTGCGTGTCGTGCTTTTCGTGGCGCGTCGCCATGGGGCTCGCAGGCTGCATGCTGTTCGCGTGGGCCTTTGTCACCAGCGGGAAAGCCCGAAAGCCGGAAAGCAAGAAGGCCGAAGGCTAGTTCAGGCCACACAGTACGGCGACCAAATCGCCGTGGTCCGCGCCGCACTCCTCGCATCGGCGTGCGACCGACAGCACACAAAGAAAATATCCGTGCATCTCCGTCGAGGCCAGCAGCTTCAGCACGACCAAGTGTAACTCACCGTGGGAATCTTACAACGAATCAGTTCGGGCGTGGCGGGCTTCCTGCCAGAATTCAGGAGTAGTCTAGAATCCCCTCAAACTCCGTTGTCGTATCCGGCCGAGTGGCTTTTGGATATGTTCAACGGAGGCAGGACTGATTCAGGAATCCGTGTCAGCGAGTTGACAGCCCTCCAGATCGCCACGGTCTATTCGAGCGTCGATCTCATCTCGGGCGCCATGGCTGCAACGGACCTCAACGTCTATGAGCAGCTCGACCCCGTAGGCAAGCGCCTGGCCTTCGAGCAGGATCTCCATTTCATCCTGCACGATGAGCCCAACGAGGAGATGACCTCGTTCACCTTCATCAAGACGTTCATGGCGCACGCCCTACTGTGGAGCAACGCCTACGCGGAAATCGAGCGGGACAAAGCCAATCGCGTATTGGGCCTATGGCCGCGCTCGCCGATCGGCACCAAGCCGCGCCGTGTCATGGAGCGCATCCTGGTGCAAGACGAATGGGTAGAGCCCGGGCGGATCATTTTTGAGACGACGGACGGGCAGGTAGGCGAGGAAAATCAGCCGCGATCTCCGCGCCTGGTGCTCTCGGCCAATATGCTGCATGTGCCGGGGCTGTCGCTCGATGGGCGGCTGGGCAAGCCGGTCATCGAACTGACCCGGCAAGTCATGGGCCTGGCCCTGGCTACCGAAAAATTCGGCGGCAAGTATTTCGCCAACGGTATCAGACCGTCAGGTGTGGTGGAGATCCCTCACACCATGGACCCCAAGGCACTGGAGAACTTCCGGAGATCCATTCAGGAAGCGCAGGGCGGCGAGAACATGCTGCGCCCGATGGTGATAGAAGGCGGGATGAAGTGGATCCCGTACGACGTCAAACCCAACGAAGCGCAGTTCATCGAACTCCGCAAGCATCAGCGGGAAGAGATCGGCTCCATCTTTCACGTGCCCATCCGCATGCTGGGAGAGTCGGGGAGGGTCAACCGATCCTCAGCCGAGCAGGAAGCCATTGAACTCGTGCAGTACACCTTGATGCCCTGGTATAAGCCGCTTCAGAGCGAGTTCAAGCGCAAGCTGTTCACCAAGGTAGGACGCACGGCGTTTCAGTTCTTCCCTTCGTTCTATTACCAGCCGATGCTCACCCCGGACAGCGAGTCAAGGGCGAAGCTGATCACGGTTTTGAAGCAGTGGGGACTGGCGAACACCGACGACATCCGTGAGAAGTTCATGGACTGGAATCCGGTGGGAGGCAAAGCCGGGCAGACCTACTGGATGCCCGTCAATATGATGGACGCCGACGATCCGTTGAGGCTGTCGCCGGGCGACCCGAATTCGATTACTGGGACAGACGGCTCGGCAGACACCGCCGAACCCGACGCGGATGACAAAAAAAAGAAGCCCGCCCCGGAAATCCCGCCCGAAGATCAGCGATGCATTCGCGCCTATTCAGGGCTATTTCAGGACGCGTTGCAGCGGGTTTTAGCACGGGAAAAGCCGGATATCAGGGACTTTCAGCGGGCGTTTACGCCGGTTCTGAGTGCCATCGCGGACACCTGCGCAGTCTCCGGCTCTATGCAATTTCGCCTCGAAACGACCGAGTGTGGGCCGGAAGTACAGGCCTTCATCGTGGACTTCATTGCCTGCATGTTCAAGCGGTCGTCGGATTGGAAAGTGGACGAAATAAAGGCCGCCGCAAGGGAACTGGTGCGGGCTGCGAGCGCCATAAGGATCGCGGTGTACCGGGATCTGGCCACCAGAAAAGCGAAAGAGGAACACCATGAAGAACAAGATCGAGCGCCGCAACTTCAAGACTGAAGTTCGCGTAGCAAAAAACGGCAGCGACGAGCGCCGCATCGAAGGCCACGCCTCCGTATTCAACACCCCCTACACCTTGAGCGATTGGGTGTTCGGTGAGATCGTCGAAGTAGTTGCGCCGGGAACATTTACCAGGGCGATTGCGGAGAAGCAGGATGTCCGCTGCCTTTTCAATCACGACCCCAACCACATCCTGGGCAGGACGAAGTCGGGAACGCTCACCATCTCGGAAGACAGCGTGGGCCTGGCCTACAGTTGCACCCCACCATCCGGTACGCATGTGACTGAGTCCATCGAGCGTGGCGATATCGACGGCTCATCCTTCGGCTTCATCGTAGTGAAAGATCAGTGGGTGGACGAACGCGACGATAAAAACCGCGTCATCAAGTCCACGCGCACCATTCAGGACGTCGATTTATTCGACGTGTCCCCGGTGACTTACCCTGCGAATGACAGCGCCACTTCCGCCATCCGCTCGCTATTCCCCGGAGGCATCCCAGCAGAATTCCGCAGCCGCATGGAAGCCCGCAACACCTTCTGCAAATGCGATTGCGCCAAATGCGCCGAAGGCATGTGCTCGGAATGCACCGATCCGGAATGCGACGATCCCAACTGCGAAGGCGAAGACGGACGATCCGCCAAGCATCCGGCCAAGAAAACGCATACACCCGCGCCGGCTGTTGATGCGCCCGCGGTGGTTGAGCCCCCGGCTGTCGAAGAAAACGCCATGGACCCCGAAGTTGAGAATCGCAAGTTCCGGTTGCGGGCGATCCAGGCCAGTATCGAATAACCGTTTTTCTGCCGCTCAACGCGCGCCCGGATGCGGGCTCGGCTTGAATGCCCAGCGCGAAAGGCGGAAGCGCGCGATCTCCGCGGGCCGCGGCGACTCAGGCGCGTGCACCACAACCCCAAATTTCAATTTAGGAGAATCAGTATGACCATCAAGGAAATGAGCGAGAAGCGCGGCCAACTGGCAAGCCAAATGGCCGCTCTCGACATGAGCGCCCCGGAGAAGCGGGCGGAGAACATCGTGAAGTTCGACGCGATGGACGCAGAGCAAAACCAGCTCAAAGAAGCCATCGAACGCATCACCCGCGCCACGGCGCTGGACGCCGAAATGCGCGGCACCGCGGACCCCACCCGCCGGGAAGGACAACCCCGCGGCGACGATCCCAATACGGTTGAAGAGCAGCGCAAACGCGAAGGCCGCGCCTTTATCAACTATCTGAAGAACGGCTTGCTGCCGGATCAGTACGGCTTCGCTGGCGTAAGCGACGAAGACCGCGCACTGGTCATGAAGCGCAAAACCACCATCCAATTGACCGACGGCGAGCGCCGCGACATGGGCGGAGGCGGCCAGGGCGCCTATCCGGGAGCCACCACGGGCTTCTTCATTCCCGTTGGCTTCACGAACGAAATCGAAGACGCGATGAAGTATTACGGCGACATGTGGAACGTCGCCGAGGTCATGGATACGGCCACCGGGCAACCGCTGCCTTATCCGACCGACAACGACACCACGGTAACCGGTGAGCGCATCGGCGAAGGCCAGCAGGTCACTTCGGCGGATGTGTCCCTTGGGCAGATTCTGTTCGGCGCGTGGAAATACAGTTCCAAAATGGTGAAGGTCTCGATCGAGCTGTTGCAGGATAGCGCTTTCGACTTGGAAGCATTCCTGACTAAGAAGTTTGCCACCCGCCTGGGCCGTATCACCAACACGGATTTCACCGTGGGGGGCGGCGTCTCGGTGTCCGCACCGAATGGCATCGTGACGGCGGCCACGTCCTCGGGGCAGACCGTAATCGGCAACGACAACGCGGTTTCGCCCGATCCTACCCAACAGGTCGGTTATCAGGATCTGGTCAACTTGGAGCACTCCATCGATCCCTTGTATCGCAAGGGTGCGAAGTACATGTTCCACGATCAGACCTTGCGCTACCTGAAGACCCTGAAAGACAACTACGGCCGTCCCTTGTGGATGCCTGGGTTCTCGGGCTTGGGCGACAAACAGCCGGACACGATCCTGGGCTACGGCTACTCGATCAACAATGACATGGCGCAACTGGCGGCGAACGCTAAGACCGTCGTGTTCGGACCGCTGGATAAGTACGTTATCCGGCGCGTCCGCGAGATGAGCGTGCTGCGTTTAGTTGAGCGCTTTGCCGACTATGGCCAGGTGGCATTCCTCGCCTTTATGCGCGCGGACGGCCAGCTTTTGGACGCGGGAACTCACCCGGTCATGTATTTGCAGCAGTCCTAAGGCTTGCTGTTATAGGGGCCTGAAACACGGCACCTAAACCCCAATTTCCCAAACCACAGGAGAACCATTTCAATGTCAATCGTCAATCGTTTCCCGGCAAGCTGTCCCGACCAGGGCACCTTCATCCCGCAAAATCTCGAACCAATCTTCGGCTACGAACTGAAGACCACATCCAATGTGAGTTCGCCGCCCCTGGCGACCGACACCGAAAACATCGTATCCAAGGAAGGCACCGTGCTACTG